GTGTCATTTCATGGATCAGGTCTACGCATGGGCTGCTGAAAAGGATGTATTATTATCCTTACCGCAGTACAATGAATACACTGAACTAAAGCGAAAGCAGGATAAGTAGAATGTCTAAAATGAGTCCAGAAGAGTTATTAAGGTTTGCACGCAATGACAGGCAGGTGGAGGTTATTCAGGCTGTCATTAATCACGGTTCTAATAACAAGGCTGCAAAAGCTCTTGGCTGTGGTCGCCGTACCGTTGATACGATGCTTAAAAGGCTTGAAGCTAAAGCCGCATCAAAGGCGGTAGCGCCGCATAAAAGCGTGAATCGCGAAACGATGGAGGGCTTTGAGGCTAAGAGAGTCTCTACAGCATACAAGGAAGACGGAACTGTAGCATTACAGTGGGTTATTCAGGAGCCAGAAAAGCGCAGCATGAAGCAGAAGCTGGACGCTATGCTTGAGGGTATGCAAGACGATCTAACCGGATTTAAAGATCCTGTTAAGGCTCCCAAGAAGGTTAATTCAGACTACCTAGCCATGTATATGATGGGTGACCACCACTTTGGGATGCTTGCAGACGGTGAAACAAAGATGGCAGGTGATGATGCTAATTGGGACGTTAAAATAGCAACCAGCATATTGTTGGATTCAACTAACCGCCTTGCTTCCCGCGTAGGAGATGCAGAGATTGGCGTATTGTTAAACGTAGGTGATTTTTTTCATGCCGACTCTAGCTTCAACACCACTACAAAAGGCACTCCGGTAGATGTGGATACCCGCATAGCAAAGACGTTTAAGCTTGCAGGCAGGCTTTTCCAGACGCTAATAAACAAAATGCTAGAAACCCATAAAAAAGTAGTAGTTATCAATGTGCGCGGCAACCATGATTCTGATATGGCCTGTCACCTTTCAAGCTGCATTGAGCTACTGTACGCCAAAGAAAAGCGCGTAGATGTCTTACAAAACTATTCTAAGTTCATCCATTACCAGTGGCATAACAACCTGTTTGTTTTTCACCACGGCGACCGCATGAAACACGAACAAATATTACAAGCGGTTATCAGAAACCTCGATGACGAGTGGAGCCAGTCCAAGAACAGATACTGCCACCTTGGACACATTCACCATCATACTGCAAGGGAGCTTGGTTCAATGAATTTCGAGCATTGGGGCAGCCTTACCGCTACCGATAGCTGGCACAGTTCGGAGGGCTATGGTGCAGAACGCTCAATGACTGCTGTGGTTTACCACAAAGACACTGGTGAAGATTCCCGCGTTAAAATAAAGGTAAGCTGATGGGTGATGTTGTTAAGTTTCCGCCAAAGACTATGCTACTGCATAGACAAAATTGTGATGATTGCAATGGTGTTCTTGAATATTGGCTTGGGGATGACGATTGCGCTTATGGTATATGCGTTGGCTGCCTTGATCTTATTCCTAGAAAAATTGAGTTTAACGATAACCTGTTGGAGGAAGAATAATGTCTGATCCAGATGTAACAGATTGGGAAAGATTGAGAAAGGAAATTCCAGCAATAGACTACGGCTCTATTACTATCGCTACGGATGCCTGCCACAAAGGTGACCGGGAAGAACAAGACGTAGTAAACAGCCCCAGCCATTACAATAGCGGTGGCATTGAATGTATTGATGCAATAGCAGAAAGCATGACAGACGAAGGTTTTAAGGCTTACTGCAAAGGTAACGTTCAAAAGTATCTTTGGCGCTATGAGATGAAAGGCAAGCCGCTAGAAGACCTTAAAAAGGCTCAGTGGTATTTAAGCCGGCTAATCAAATCGCAGGAAATTGAAGATGGCTATTAAGCGCGATGCAGCAGATAAGTGGTTTAGTGACGTAGTAAGGCAGAAGGCTGGCTTTGAGTGTGAACACTGCCACAAGCAAGACGGAAGGATGGAGTGCGCCCACATATTCGGCAGGGCTGCAAAGTCTGTTAGATGGTCAATGATGAACGCTGTATGCCTTTGTCACTACTGCCACCTGACCTTTACCGCCAACCCCTTAGACTTCACCGCATGGCTTGAGCAATACAAAGGCCAAGGGCATCTGGATATACTGCGAGAGAAGTGGCAGGTCCTGATGAAAACTAACAAGCTGCTAAGGGCCGAGATAGCTAAACATTACAGGGAAGAACATAAGAAAATGCTTGCTAGTGAGAGCTATGAGCCAGTTTCGTACAATTAATTGATTTATTTGTATCAAAAGGCTTTACATTGTCAATAGAAAGCCCCATAGTATCACCTCATTCAACGAAACGGGATTTACACCATGACTAACTTAACTTCTAATCAAAAAGCCGCGCTTGCAGTGTTCCATAACTTTATCGAATCTGAATCAGATTTCGACTGGGGCGATTACTTCTGGATGGACAACCTGATTAAACTGCTTATTCAAGACGGCTGGAACCGCAAAAGCGCAGAAGGCACTATTGGCAGCTTGCTGGAGTCAAGCGGAAGTGGGTTGCAAGAATTTGAAATGGTAGGGCGCCCCGAGAAAGAATATAAGCGAGAAATGTTGTATGCTGTTTTTTCCGAAAAGAGCTTGGCTTAATCAATCAACCGCCCCCTAGGGGGCATTCAAACCAAGGGGAACAATATGAAACACTCATTAAGCTACAGCCAGCTAAACCAAATCGACCAAGCTGCTGAAATCAAAAAAGAAAACCGCATGGGCATTATTGCTGCTGTGGTTTTATTCTCACTGTACTGCATGGTTTCAACTATGGAATACAACGACTGCCTCAAGGGGGTTTGCTAATGTCCGATTCACTCCGCGCTTTCAAAGATTGGCTTTCTGACACGCTGCCAGAATACGCCCCTCAGTACAGGCATTTCACGGGTGAGGTTATCGACTATACAGATGCTCACAAAGACGATATTTGCTACAACTTCCTGATCAACTTTCCAACTTGGTGGGATGACGTACTGCCACCGGCTACTTCTTGCAGAGCTGGGTTTATAGATAAGCTGTACAACAACTCTCTAAATGAAGACCTGTCTGACATTATCCGTGATGACATTTACCTAGCTCTTGAAAGCACACTTTGCCCTATTGTTGAAGAGGTGTTTAACGAAGTCTATAACGTACAGCCTGAAGAGTTTGCAGGATATAAGGTGGGGCAATGATAAAGGATCGTGAAAAAGAAGTTGCGGAAATGATCGAAGAGATCAACCACCTTGCCGATAAGTTAATTGCTGATACCTATTCCTTCAGATATAAGGTAGCAAAGCGAATGCTTTTTCTTGCATCATTAGGGGCGCTATTTATCTTCATAGCTATATCGCTACACGCTTACTTAAATTAGATCGAGGTTTCCCCTGACCTTTGAAGCTGGCTTGGTTCACCAGTGATCGAGAACGAACCACTTATTAATTTAATATAGGGGGTGAACAATGAGTTAGCTATTTAAAAGATAGCGTACCGTTTAACGGGTGACGCAGGACTGCCCACCTGTACGCGCAAAAGGGCTTTTAATTGATACGGCAATGGCTGAAGTCGATAGGGTTGCGAGTTCGCGGCTAAAGATGCCAGATAGTTTAAAAAATGCCGAATATACGGCTTAGTAGTACCTAAACTGACCAATTGGTAAACCAAATGCTTGATATATTAAGTAATAGAATGAAGACACCTGACGGGACAATACTTGAGTCCATTCACCGTCACGACTATGTTACGCATACAGATGCTAACGGCAAAGAGTATATGCTAGATGGTGGGTTCGACTACGTTAGATGCTCTGCTAACGGTGATGAGGAAATGCTAACTGTCACCTCAGACGATAGTCATGAATTGATAAGAGAGGCGGTCAAGTGGGGAACTTATGGCAAGGATGGTGACGAGCCTTTGAGATATGTCACAATTGCTGGCTTAAACCCATATCACCTTAGGGCTATCGTAGACACACAGCAATGGAACATGCGCCCAGCTTTGTACAAAGTAATGCAAGATGAGGTGAAATATCGTGATGAAAGTTAGAATGTATCCGCTTATAGAACGGTTAGTTGAAGAAGGTATAGAGGCAGGGTGGCAATATGCCCACAAGCACACAGACTCACCTATTGAAGAAACAATAAAGCACTGCATTGAACATTACATAATGCTAGGCTTTGCTGAAACCTTTGAATTTGACCAAGAGGACTAGCGGCATATCATTTATGGTATAGGTTATATAATAAGCCTTCATTTCAGATCATATTAGATAGCTCTTATAATCGCGCCTTAATCAACTTTGAGGTGTATTGTGGTTTTGTATGGGATAATTTGCGTAGTAATAGGTTTAATGGCTATAGCCAAAGATGAATTTAAAAGAGACTCCTAGCGGGGTCTTTTTTTATGGTAGAATGCTTTATCTTTACACAGTAAAGAAAACTGATATTATGTTAGCGCCAATACAGCAGAAATGCGGGAGGCAGCATGAAGCAGTTACAGATTACCCAACGTATATTAGATTGTGAAGAGCATGGCTGGTATGATTTACTGACTAAGGTAGATGGAATCACCCAGAATATACTGGAATGCCCATCGGCAACCTTTCAAATTAAAGCCGCTTTGATCCTTTGGT